GAAGAAACGGTAACCCCCGCTGTTGAAGAAACGGTAACCCCCGCTGTTGAAGAAACGGTAACCCCCACTGTTGAAGGAGAGACTTACGCATTTAATGCCGATATTAATCAACTGCTAAGTCTAATCATTAATACTTTTTACAGTAATAAGGATATTTTCCTTCGCGAACTCGTTTCGAACAGTTCAGACGCGCTTGACAAAATCAGACATCAGTCTCTAACTGATTCATCTGTCCTTGATGCGGAAAAGGAATTCAGGATTCGTCTCAGTTCCGACAAAGAGAATAAAACTCTTACAATTGAAGATACTGGTATCGGTATGTCCAGACAAGATCTCATTAATAATCTAGGTACTATTGCCAAATCAGGGACGAAGGCATTTATGGAATCCCTTGGGGCAGGGGCAGATGTTAGTATGATTGGGCAATTTGGTGTCGGGTTCTATTCAGCATATCTAGTGGCAGACCGGGTAACCGTTGTATCCAGGACGCATGGGGATGAAGACACCCATTGTTGGGAATCACAGGCAGGTGGGTCATTTACCGTTGGGAAATGGGATGGCGAACCAATGACCCGTGGAACTAGAATTATCCTTCATCTCAAGGATGATATGCATGAGTTTATGAATGAGTCAAAACTAAAAGAACTAGTAACCCGTCATTCACAGTTTATCGAATACCCAATTCAACTATTCTGTCATAAGACTCGTGACATTGAAGTATCGGATGATGAAGAGGAAGCAACTCCAACTGAAGAGGAAGCAACTCCAACTGAGGAAGCAACTCCAACTGAGGAAGCAACTCCAACGGAGGAAGCAACTCCAACTGAGGAAGCAACTCCAACGGAGGAAGCAACTCCAACTGAAGATGAAGCAACTCCAACTGAAGAGGAAGCAACTCCAACTGAAGAGGAAGCAACAACTGGGGGGTCACCAGATGTAGAGGTTGAAGACGGGTCTGATAGTGATGGGGAGACAAAAGAAGAAGAACCGGTAAAGAAAACCAAAACAGTTCAAGAAGAATATACTGAGTGGGACCATCTTAATGGACAGCGTCCTATTTGGACCCGGAAACCAGATGATGTAGCACCCGATGAATATAATTCATTCTATAAGGCAATTACAAATGATTGGGATGATGCATGTGCCCATAAACATTTTTCAGTAGAGGGACAACTAGAGTTTAAAGGACTTCTATATGTCCCGAAGAAAGCACCGAATGCGATGTTTGATAAGAAGGAAGAATGTGCGGTTAAACTATACGTGAGACGTGTATTTATTACTGATAAATACAAGGAACTGATGCCAGACTATCTTTCATTTGTTAAGGGTGTTGTCGATTCAGAGGATCTACCCCTTAATATCTCGCGTGAAATTCTTCAGCAAAATAAGATTATGGGTGTTATCCGTAAGAGTCTGGTAAAGAAGTGTATTGAAATGTTTACAGAAATTATGAAAGATGATGAGCGGTCGGTTGAATTCTACAAGAATTTCGGGAAGAACCTCAAACTAGGTGTTCATGAAGATTCGGCGAATCGTTCTAAACTCGCCAAACTACTTCTATTCAATACAACCAAATCGGGTGATAAGCAAGTATCTCTTGATACTTATATTGAACAAATGAAAGAAGGACAAGATAAGATTTATTATATTGCAGGCGAATCACTGGAATCCGTCCAATCATCACCGTGTCTTGAAATGCTCGCAGCAAATAACCTAGAAGTTCTATTCTTTACGGACCCGATTGATGAATATATGACACAGCAAATGAAGGATTATGACGGTAAGACATTCGTTTGTATTACAAAGGAAAATCTCGATTTTGGACAAACAGATGATGAGAAAACGGCATTCGAAGATACAGTGAAGAGTATGGAGTCTGTATGTAATCATATTAAGGAAGTACTTAACGGGCAAGTTGAGAAGGTTATTGTTTCAAAGAGACTTTCGAATTCTCCATGTACTCTGGTAACAGGAGAATATGGGTGGTCTGCTAACATGGAACGTATTCTAAAGGCACAAGCACTTAGAGATTCTAGCATGGATGCAATGATGGGTTCTAAGAAAACAATGGAAATTAACCCAGGGCATAAAATTATTAAGAAAGTGAAAGAACTTCTTAGTTCTCCAGACGATAATCATAAAACAACAAACGACCTAATCTGGCTTATGTATGAATCATCACTGCTTTCGTCTGGGTTTACACTTGACAATCCGTCTAAATTCACGAGCAGAATTAATAGACTAATTGAACTCGGTCTTAATATTTATGAAGATGACGAAGAAGTAGACGAAGAAGTACTACCACCACTTGAAGAATCACCGGGAGAACCAGAAGACGAAAGTACGATGGAGGAAGTCGACTAAACCATTCGTAATAGATTATAATCATGTGATTTCGTAGGATAAGATAGTGTATGTGTATATACATCATTTTGATTAGTAGAGTTTGTAAATATATGACTGTCCGGTTCTCCCATTGTAAATTTATTTTTTTTAATTGAACCTGAACTCGATGTGCACATCTTATATTGTAAATCAGTCGGTCCATCTGGTGTAGCACTTAAACACATCCCTTTATTTTTATCATTTGAACAATATCCGCATTTGGATTGTTTAAGACATTCATTCATATTATATTTTTGACAAATATCATTATTTGCCATACATTCATCGCGAATAGTATATCCTTTAATTGAAACACCTAGTGCATTATCCCCCATATATCTCATTATTTTTTTACACTCCCCATTTATAGAACTAAACCGTGGTATATTTGTATATTTATTTTTATAGAGTTCATAAGATAATTTATATTTGATATTAATAGTTATATTTATAATAATTAGTACTAATAATATTATAATGATTATTTTCATTTTATTATATTATATATAATATATAATGTTAATGTCTGTAATTTCAGTAATAAAACAACTTACCAGTGACAATATTGAAGGATACCACAATCGTAATCACAGCACCTATCAACCAGGTGCGTTTGTAATTATACTTTGGATACTATTGCTTATAACCGGTCTTATAACAATGGTGTCATCGGCAATTGTTGCATATAAATGCAATCACCGTGAAAATATGTTTGTTAAGATATGTATTTTATTATTCGCATTGTTTTTCAGTGAATTTTATGTTCCTTATTATCTTATTAAATATGTTATCCTTGACCGAAAATGCGGAAGTAATGTATTTATTAGAAATACTACCGCTCCAAATAATAACAAGCGCCGTAAACGTTAAACACAATTTTTTTTTGTAACTAAAATATAACTAAAATATAACTAAAATATAATATAAAATATAATATAATATATATTATATGTTAGAATTTTTCGCAAGTAATGCCATCGCAGAGCATATGAATCGGAAAAAGAATGAAACGTTTGATAATGACGAAATGTATCCATATTTCAACGTAAATGACAAAGGATTTGTAACTGGAATGATTGTATCGTTTATAATATCTATTATTACAGCCATTATCGCATTTCAATGTAATAAAAATGCAAAACCAGGTGTTAAGTTTATTATTACCTTATTTGCGTTCTTTTTCAGTGGATTCTATTTAATTTACTATTTTATTGTTTATGTTATATTTGACACAACATGTAATGGAAATAATAACTTCATGACAGTATTTTCAATGACGTCCAGTAAAAAGAGTAAAAAGAGTAAAAAGAGTAAATCTAATAAAAAGAGTAAAAAGAGTAAAAAATAAGTGAGATAAAAATTGAATAAAAATAAGTGATATTATTATAAATCAATGAATATCGTAGAGTATATCCGTATATTCGTACAACGTGTACGCCAGGTTGAGTGGCGGGAACGTATCGTTACTTCTAACAACGTCGAGGAAAAGACTACACTTGTATTCAAACCGATTAACGTTGCTCCGCCCACAACCGAACGTGTTTACAATATGGAAGTTGGTGTTCCACGACCAACACTGCGTGCCCCGACTAAAGTACGATAGATAAACTCATTCACACCCGAACGTGTTTTACAATAGGAAATGTGTTCCCAATTCATTATTATATCGAATAAAATTCGAATAAAATTTATAATATAAAAACCAACCCAATCCAATGACCTCCAATGACAACTCCGATGACAACTCCGATGACAACTCCACGTCGCGTAGATGTCAATTTGCACTATTCATTCTGACGGCAATCGTCTACGTGAACGTCAATACTTTTGATCTCGCGACAAATGGATGTGACCACACATTGGAGTTTAATTACATCAAATACTCGTTTTTTGGCACAATTGCCTCGATTGTGGCAATGATTGTCATTGCCATATCGATGGCATGTGACAAATGCAGCAACGCAACGAAATTTATTTGTAGTCTCGTTATTTTCGCATCTGCGATCAACCAGATTGTATGCATCGGTATTTTGTGGGATGCATACCCGCATGACTATATCATATTTTACCCTAAATACTGGAATTCTGTCCGGTCAGAGTGTATCGAATCGTCAACCAAATGGGCAGACGATATGATGGATGTGATTGTCAAGATTAGTGCCGGGCTACTAATGCTCACATTTACGTGCATCGCCATTGGTGGTTGTTGTAGAACGATGGTGTGTTGTTGCGAGAGGGTCAATTCTATCGAAAACAAACCCAACCAGAATGATATTTCAAGACTCGATGAAATCATTATTACCGCGTAACTACAATGTACTTAGTAACAATACTCAGGGTTATATTACACCCTGTATAATATTATAAATTTTATTTTTAAAATCCACTCTTTTGAAAGTATTAATTCGTTTATACATTAGCGGGGTTAATGTTTTATTATTATCTATGTTTTTCATATACATTATATCAAAATCAATAATAGACAAATGTCCAGTATCACTAATACATATATTTTTCCCATTATCATTTAAATCAAGATGAACTATATTTGCCTTATATAATAGATTAATTATACAATCTATTTGTTTTGGGATTGAGTCATCCAATAGTCCATTAAGTGTTTTCAATCCATTAAGCGATTCTATTAATGAATATTTTTTATTCTTCATTTTCTGTAAATCAATTCCTTGATATGTCATTTTAATATGACCACCATTCTTTATTTTTCGCGACAACAATAATGGAAAATGAGGTTTATTTCTACCACATATACATCCATGTTTAAGATACGCATTATAAAGTAATTTCATACAAAGTGTTTCTCGATGTAATCCTTGTTGATATGTATATCCGCTATATATATTATATTGAGTTGCTTGATGGGGAGTTACTGTTTTAGTTTTAGTTTTGTCATATGTATTACTATTCATTATATAATTTGATATAATAAAAATATAATGTTTAATCGACTATCTACTCAATTACATTAACTTTATGTATAGGTGGACTATTTTCATACTCTTTTATAGTTTTAATTCGATCATCAACTTCATTCAAACGATTCGAATGAATTATATTTTGTTGTCTAAATTCCATGTCATTTAATGTATTATTTATATCACTATTATATTGTTCTCGATTCATATTTTGACGCTCGTTTAAGTGCTTATCCATTGGACTTGTATATTGGTTAACATCAGATAATATTTTCATTTCATGTTGGGGATTTGTTGGAATTCTTTTTTTAACAACTTTCTTAACAACTTTCTTTTTAATAAAATATTTTTTAAACATAATGAATGATAATATACCTAAACCACATCCTATAATACCACCTAATATAACTTGTTGTATTGTATGATATCGATGTAAGTATCTACTATACATAACAAGCATCGACATTAATGCAAGGTATACAATACTTATATTATCTCTATAATGTGTTTTTGTTTTAGAATGTGTTTTTGTTTTAGAATGTGTTTTTGTTTTAGAATGTGTTTTTGTTTTAGAATTTATTATCTGTAAAATCCAAAATGATGAAAAGAAACATATTAATTGAGAATGACCAGATGGCATTCCAAATGAAACACTGTGTTTATAGTAATTTTCGAACATGTCTAATTTAGGATGCCCTCTAGGTCTGTCACCTCTACCTAATAATGGTATATTTCGGTTACCGAATTTATAATAAATAGGTTTAAATATAAAAGTTTTTAGAAGAATATTAATTATACCACAACATATACATAACCCGAAAAATATAAATCCTCTAATATTATTAAATATAACTCCAAATGAAAGGGACGATACTATAATTATTGATGGTATATAGTTACATATATCAATAATATAATTATATAATAACATATAATTATATATTATATAATAGTTTCGTAAACTCAATTTGAATGATATATATTAACCGTCTTTCCTTTATTAATTATTTCCATACAACTAATTCTCATATCATTTGTTCTTTTACCAAATGCTTCTGACATAGCAGTATCGATTCTCCATATTCGATGCTGGCACTTAGAATTTATATTATCTTGTGGAGTGTGACCAACAACCATATATTTGGCATTTAAATTATTCAAACTCTGTTTTAATAAACTACAATTAACTCTGTCATTCGAAAATTCTCTATACCATAATATACTTCTATCATCTGTGAATAATTCTTGAAACTCTTTTGTTGCTTCTAACTTTATATCACCATTTAAATAATTGAACATTAGTTTATTTATTTTATCAATACTATATTTCTTTGATAAATAATGTCTTATTCCACCGTGAACAAATACCCATGGACCGATTTTATGTATTGCCTTAAATAATTTATTCATATGTTTACACATTTTACTACCGGGTGCATAGAATACTTCTCTCTTTTTTTTAGACCCAAAACTAGTAATTGATTTTTTAGTACAATAATCAAATATTCCCTGGATATTCATTAATTCGTGATTACCTATTAGACATATAACATCTCCTCCCTTTTTTTGGGCCTGTTTTTTAATTTATAAAATAAATTAATTATTTTGACTTCTGAATTTTCATCACCAAATGTAGTATCTCTACCACCCCTATCCAATATATCCCCTAATTGAACAACTATTGTATTTCCACCAGTCCAATTATGTGATTTATTTATTATTTTAGATAGTGTTAATGTTTTAATAGTTGATTTATAATCACCATGTAAATCACCAATTGTAACAATTCTATTTGTTAATTCGTTAGAAGTTGAAACATTAACTGTTTTAATCATATTATATATAAGATTTTATATATAATATCGTTATGTAATAAAAGATGTTATTCTTAAAGAATAACATTAAACAATGTTTATGCAACCGACTCTGTTTCCCCGGAATGACTACTTTGTTCAACTTCAGGGGTCTCATCTGGGACAGTAGCAGTGGTATTTTTACTAGAAAAATAATTATCAGAACGCTCTGTAATTACTTCCTGTTGTGACCTAATATAATTTTCAAAATTGCGACTTGATAGAATATTATTCAGTTTCAGATATTCACCTTGTGATAAACTGATTGGATTACCATGTTTCTTATAATCAATCATAACTTTACCTGTCTTGGTAATTCCATACTTGGCATATACCTTACCATTGCCAAATTGTGTATACATATTCTTGTATACACGCTCTAATTCGATAGATACATCTTTTAGGGATTTTTCGTTATTCTTAAACTCATTTAGTAGTGTTTCCACACTACTCGTTGTCTCCTTATACTTATTACTCATTATATATAAATATAATATATAACCTTTATATATTTTAGTCAATATTATTTTATTATATTTTAGTATATGAGTAATATAGTTCGCAAAACATTGGATACTGTTTGGGTTTTATATGGAATTTGTGGAGCAGGACTAGTAATGTTATCAACTATATATATGGTAGACGAAGAAATATTTATGTATGTTGCTATATTATATGGCATATTAGGTATTATATTACTAATAATTTCTAGATACAATAAACCAATCAAGACAATAAGTTTTGAAGAGGAATTTAGAGAAGATTTATACAATTTAGAATATTTAACTATGTCTCCGACAGACAAGCAACAGATTGACAGGCAACAGATTGACAGGCAACAGATTGACAAGCAACCCGTTTCATCTGATATTCCGTCTGGTAACCCAGAAGAAGAAAATATATTGAATAATATTTTAAAGAAAACTAAACCACCTCCTAAAATCGAGATTGCTCATAATCAATCATTTGATTCTGAACAATCAATGGAAGCATTTTCAACAAGTGCTACAAATGGATTATTCATGATGTGATTAAATTAAAATAACATAAAATTAAATTAATATATTAGATACACATAATATGGATGATACGAATGTTTTATTACAATATATCGAATTAAATGATGACATTACAACTAAATATATTAATATTACAGGAGATACCCTAATTGGTGATATAATAGAACAATCTCTTAATATATTTCACCTTATGATATATAACATTGGTTCTATTTATATAAATACCAATGATACTATATTACAAATAAACAAACCCTATTTATTAAATAAAAAATTAATAGATTTCGATAATTTTCAATACGATTCTATTGAAAATATAACACTAAATGAAATTAAACGCGATGATACTGGAAATGTTATACCATGTTCATTGCCTGAAATTTATAATAATTATATTATTATTAAAGAGGACATTAAACTTGCAAACACATATGATATGTCATATCGTAATACATCATATGATGATATTGATAACATAAGTGATAATTACTTAAATGAAATAAATAATATTGTATCAACAACAATTAGTAATATGATATCATCCAGAACATATATGGTAAATACAACACCGTCTACATCGGTTGATCAAATAACGCCATCTACACAAGAAGTTACTACATCGGTTGATCAAATAACGCCATCTACACAAGAAGTTACTACACAAGAAGTTACTACATCGGTTGATCAAATACCGTCATCTACACAAGAAGTTACTACATCGGTTGATCAAATAACGCCATCTACACAAGAAGTTACTACACAAGAAGTTACTACATCGGTTGATCAAATAACGCCAT